GTGATAATCAGTATGTTGTGTTGGGCAATTTTAAGAAATTCGCAGAAGACACTTTAAACCAAATCAAAACAGCACTAGAACAAAAGGATGTAAAATGAAAACGTATAAACAATTCAAAGATTTTATATTCCAACAAAAATACTGTGCTGTTTGTTGGTCTGCAATTCGTCAGGATGCAATCAAAGAAGGTTTTAATAGATACCTATTTGATTTTTATAAATGGATGCTACAATTTGGTATGCGGTTTAGTTATGCAAAATTAAAAGCAGCAATAAAAAAAAATCTTAAAAGGTATATTTTACATATTTGCTTACCTTGGTCTTGCGATGCTTGGTCTTGATGTGTATTTCTTGATTAAATCCGCAACGATACGCAACGAAACCGAAACATTGGCATTGGTGGTTGATACCTGTCGCAAAGCCCCCAAATTATGCGAATATGCGGTTATCACAGGCAATTTGAAACTAACAGAAAAACAAAAGGATGTAAAATGAAAGATAAAGTAAATGCGTTTAGTTGTCTTGTGCCAATTTATGACGATTATATTATTATTCAAAACCACAGAAACGACCTGCCAGATGGTATGGAATTGCAAGAATTTGCCGATGCTGGTTATTGGCGAGATAAAGATGGGCAACTGCATATATGGTTATCAAAAGACATAAACCCTTGGCGGACAATACCGCACGAATGCGTTCATATTGCCAACCGCATATTAGCAGAACGAGATGTTGTATATTTTCCAACGCAAGACGAAGCACTAGCGTATCTGGTTGGGTTCTTGTGCGACAATGTGGCAAAAGCATACAACGAATTATACAAAACTGACGAGCAACCAGAACAAAAGGACAAATAATGAAACCAATACAAATAAAAGAAATAAAAAAATACCAAACAGAAGACGGAAGTGTTTTTGATACAGAAAAAGAAGCCCTAGAATATGCCCAACTAACCAGCACAGGTTTGTATAAAAATTTAGTTGAAAGGGTGCAAAAACTAGAACAAGAATTGAGTGCCTTAAAAATAGAAGTATCAACAAAAAGTTGGTTTCGTGATACACAGATAAATCGCCCACCGTATCAACAACCTATGTCATATATGGCATATAATCCTGCCACAGGACAACCAGAACAAAAGGAAAGGAAAGATGATAACGCAGGTAAGCGAGCCAAAATGGGATAAATCACGCAGAGAGTGGGAAATTATCTATACCGTCAAAGACCCAACCATTGGTGAATATAAACAGCGTGTATGGGCGGAAACTCTCGTTGCGGCAGAACGTGTCGTCGCACTGGTAAAAGAAAAAATGCGGTGATTTTACCGCACTCTTTTTTGAAATCTTGTTGCGTTAATACAATCGTTTTCCAAAAGTATCTTTAAGACGGTTTCGTTCTCGGCTGTTCTCGTTACTACGCCCGGTGTTCTAGGTTCAGCCATAAACCATATAGCATCGCCAGCCATAACCTGATAAATATCATATTTATAGTAATTTTGAATTGCCCACGATTTTAAGTAGTATTTTAATACTTTATTTGACATTGGTTAGCCCTTTTGCTTTCCGTGATTTCTTATTTCATTTAAATGCTTCCAAAGTTTATATTCTTCGGCAGTTAAAGCACCCTTTTCGCTATTGCATTTTTTACACGCCAGTATTTTATTACTTTCACCATACTCTTTTTGTCTTGACTTTGGTGGCTCGTGTTCGATAGTTGCTTCGGATAGTGGAAAATTTTTAAGACAATAGGGGCAGGTGAAACTTACACTTGCCCCATATAATTTTTTCCACTTTTTCTTTTTCATTATTTCGCTTTCTTTTCTTTCTTCAACGCATCAGCGATTTTCTGTGCATCTTCTTTCGTGAACACAACACTGAACAAATCCGCCCATTTGACTATCTTGGCAAGAATTTTATTATCCTTGTCCGAGGGCGTGATGGCGACTATTGCTGTGCAGAGTGCGGTAATCATACCCCATATTGCGAAGATTGTTTCGTAGTTTTCAACAAACCAAGTCATTTTTTACTCCTTTTGTTTGGTTTCTTGCAATAAGCCTTATACATAGCAACGCAGTAGGAATTTCCGCCCATCGCCGTGTATTCGTCAAATAACTGATGCACAACGGCGGTATCACCCCTGTCCATAGCAGATATCAACTCCAACCGCAAAGTGCGTTTTTCAAGGTCGTTTTGGCGCGTTAAAACCGCATCTAACTTGTCTTCAATACGCCCTTTGTACTGTATGCGTTTTACGACCCACTCCACTAATGTTATAACTAGCCTCCACATTTTTCTATCTCCTAAACTGTTTTTTCGTATTCACATTCAAGTTGTAAGTTATTCATTGACGCTTGTGTGATTTCCAGTGTGTTATCGCCTGCCTGCACTTGTAATGTCTGTCCTGTAACAGATTCTGTGGTTTCTGTTGCCAGTGGATACACAACGATTACAGGTGTTCCCGCGGCGTATTGTTGTGCAAGGTATGCTTTGAAAGCCGCCACATTAGGCCATTGTGTTAAATCCGCTTGAATGTATACTCTGTCCCAGTTGATATAACCAGTTGTATTAGTGCCAACTTTTATAACATTAGTGCTTGATACTATAGTAACGTTTGTATCTACTCCAAGAAAATGAGAACACAAACAACCGTGTGTTTGAGCAATAGCACCAAACCCAGCATTATCTAAATAATACCCTTGTGCAACTGTGGCAAAAGCCCAATCTTCAGTTCCATCAAGCACCTTTACCCCGACTTTGCGTGTGACATCGCCAGCCAGTATTTCTTGGACATCTTGATAGTCGCCAACCTTTAACAGCATTTCAGCCGTTGCTGTGTTGCCAATTGTGTCTTCTATCGTTTCCACTGTGCCGTCTGTGTAGATTTCAACTGGGTCGCTTACTGGGTCGCCTGCTGTAAAGTCGCCTGTGCCTGCGTTGGTATAGAACTGCCCGCTTACAAGGTCATACATACCAACGACATTAGACGAGTTCTTTGCTGGAATATAATTTGCTACCAACGTTCCGTTTTCTTTTATCCATGCATTATAGATTTTTCCTTTAAAGGAAGCAGAGCCACCACCATACCCGCCAACCAAACATGTATTTGTGTCAGTATGTGTAAATGTTTGCGTTGTTGGCGTTGCTATTAAAGTATTACCCACGTATAAACCACTTTGTCCGTAAGATATGGTAACCTTGGTATTTAAATAACTAGAAAGACTATTGCTTGCCATATAATATCCAAATCTATAATATTTATCATACAGTTGGAAAGACTCATCAACTGATACATATCTTCCCATAGCACCCTTTAAATTTTCGGCATTAACCGTCATCCCAATTGTATGATTGTTTGACAGATGTATTCCTGTATCAAAGTAAGTTTCTGCTGGCGAACTAAATGACACATATTCCAACAAAGTATAACCCAACGGCAAACCGCTTTGATGTTTTGCTTTCAACACCCCATTATTGCTTACAATGTCCATTGGGGCATCGGGGGTTGGTACTGCTTCGCCACCTGCCGCAAATGTGCCTGCTGTTGCTGTCTTAAATGTTCCGCTAACCGTATCATAAAAACCAACAACAGGAACTGTGCCTTTCTGCACTGCTGGAACATAGTCAGCAACCAATTCGCCCTGTGCGTTCCATACTTTGAACGAATACAAATAGATACCGATACCAGACGGAACCAGTGTGCCCACATTATTAAAACCATTTATAACCAAAGGTCTTGTCATAGTTTGGTTGGGCGTAAATGTATAGGTGTACAATACTGTGTTTCCTTGATAAACTGTTCCTACACCATTATTCCAAACGAATTTATAGCGAGTATTATTTGTCGCAGCCACTGTTGATGTTGCTCGTTCAGACAAACCGTTTATAAAGAAATACTTATCGTTACTGGTTCTGCCTAAACTAAAACCATTGTCCACTGTATTGACATCGCGTATACCAATAAAAGAACCACCTGTTGCTATTAAACTTGTTGTCGCAAAATCCGTTTCAATATGACTATCGTATGTCGGCACAATGTCCGTCAGTAAATACGACCCGTCCATCATATAGATAAACTGCCGTTCAATATACTCATCTGGCAGATTCCGCTGTTCTGTTCCACCAAACGCCTTGACATAAGATAGGGAATCAGCAATCGCATCGGGCAATAACAATGGTGAGATGCCCGGCCCAACGATAACCTTTTGTCCGCTCGGTCCAGAAACAATCAAAACACGACGAACATTCTGCCCCGGCAAGATACTATTTTGCTTAATTACCAACTGTGTTCCGCCACGCAGATTATCCAATGGGTCGGTTACTTCTATAACTTTCCAAACAACCCACTCTTTACCAAGTGCAGCAGCGGCATCTATGTCCGCTTGGGTCACTGGCAACACACGTTGAATATTATGGGCTAAATCACCCAACATTCTTAAATCTGATTCTGAACAAGCCTTAATACGAATTGGTAACATTTACATAGTCCTTTTATATATAATATCCAAATCGGCGACTAAAAAGCCACCGATTTTTATTTTTTTCTCTTTTTTCCGCACGGCATTTTTTTCTCCTTGACTTTTGGTTCTTGTTCTAGTTATAATTCTGTTGAAACGCTACTAGACTCGGTCGATGGCGTTTCTTTTTCTTCTGTCCATTGTCCAATCGCTTGCAAACGCAGTTTTTCTAGCGTTAATTTGTCGGTCGTTTCAGCATACGCTTGTTTGCGTAATTCGTGCATCTGCGAACGGGTTGGCACAGGTTCTGGAACAACGATTGTTTCGATAATACGATACGTTCCGTCGCCAACCGGTTCGGTCATCAGGTTCGGGTGATTCACAGCACAATAGTTAGCGAACGCAATATGTTCTTTTTTTGTAATAAATTGTCCTACTTCATACATATTTCACCTCTTTATGCTGCTACGCCAGACACCATCCAATTAGTCATATAATTTACCAAATGTCCGACAGTTATTGTGGTTGTAGTTTTTGATTTTACTACGTTTCCATAATTAGGTGCATCGTTTCCTGAATACCCTGTATTACTGCATGCAAAATAATTTGTATCTGTCATTGTTATTGGCAAGTTTACTGTTTTGGATGCAGAACTCGCTGTTGTTGATGAAATTTGTCCGCCTTGTTCTACCCAGCCAGATTTGTATTTACGATACCACGTGTAACCATTGCCTGCGTTTGGTTCTTGGCTTTCTACCACGTAGTCAATCATGTTTGTATTGGCAAAATCTAAATCTGCTTTATCGTTAAATAATTCTGCGTTCAGCCCAGCAGTATTTTCTATTGCCGTCTGCGTAAATTCGCCAACATAGAAATACAGATATTTGTATTGGTCTGTGTCTTCAACAGGTGTTGAAATTATACCAGTTTGTGTAGGGTCTATTGATAATTTAAGTTCGGTTATTCCAGAGGAACCCATTGTTTTATCAGTTTTCATATAAACAGTTTGTCCATTGTTGCCTGCGTTCCAATGAACCGCTGTATCATTACCAATAACTGGTCTATCGCCATAATGTTCGTGTTTGCTACGTGGCAACTTAAACCGTTTGTTCGGTATATCTATGATATAATACCACGCTACACCTGTCGCTGTGTAAATGTTAGCAACGTTGGTTTCATCACTCACACTCACAATCTTTCTTCCGCTATGCCCTGTATAAACAGTCAACGAATAACCAGCAACCGTTTCCGTTGTCGGTGTAACATACGTGTTGCTCATATATGAATATGTATTGCCACTTACGGTTATTTCATCATTGACATCATCATAAGAATCAACCGTTCCGATTTGTGTTGTCAGGTCACTATTCAAATACACCGCATCGCCTACCGCTGGTGTTCTTGATTTCGTGTATGCTGGACCACCGCCACCATACCAGTATGTGCTGACTTGCATATCATAGAACAAATCCCAGAAAGCCGCTTGATATACACTACCAGATTGCCAAGAGAAAGTATCGGCACGCAACCACTGAACATCATTACGCAACGCATCTGACCATTCCCACGCAAACAGGTCTGGGTGGTAACCACCAGTAGTCGCAACCTGAATATCGCCCGAACCCAAGATTGATTCGCCATTGATTGTCTTGATATTCGTTCCGCTGACTAATTCTGGTTGAAAACCAATCCAGCCACTAACGTTTGAACCACCGTTCCAGTATGTATATTTCCACAAATATGGCGTTTGATTACCACTTGTCATCGTCAGCACAATAACTTTATTTGCGGCGGTTGTTCCATCCATAATTTCAACAGTTACTTCGGCATTGACCAACCCTGATGGCAAATCGCTGAATGTCACTTCGCCCAGATATGCCTTTCCTTTGGTTGCTGTGGTATCTGCCGCAACTGCATCACAGAACGCCTTGGTTGTGCCACTTGTTGACCAGCCCGCAGGGAATGTTAAATAGGTTGAACGGCTATCGACATAGTCCTTATTGACAATCTGTCCGCCCGCTGGATTAACCGGCATAACAACCGTTGAATTGCCTGTAATTTCAATATCTTCAAACGAAATAATCTGTGGGTATGGTGTGAACTCTTTGCTCTGGTGGTTCCACAAAATACGCCCACCTTGTTGCCCTGCTTGTTCTGCTATATCCCAAATCTTGCTTGTAATTGGCACATAGCCGTCATACTCGGCAGGTGGTGTAATTGTTTCTGTTTGCACCCACGCACCCGATTGGCGTTCGTATATCACAATTATTGGGTTACCTTGTCCATCGACTTGTGAAAAGTCCGCATAATTTGTGCCGTTTTCTGCACTTGGTGCAACGGTTGCCGAATACATCTTTGCATACCATACACCTTGGTCGGTAATCATACGACCAGAGTTTGCCGCCAAGTCTACTTCACTTTTCAACGCCAATGTTTGTGGGCTATTTGTCACAGGAACCGCAATATCATAGCCGTTGTTTATAACAGACATATATGCTTTACCAGCAAGATACAAGTCTTTCCATTTGTTCGCACTTCTACCAAGGTCTATTGCGTTCGTTGTGACTGGTAAGAACTGGCTATCGGTCAGGTTTGCGATGTTTGTTATGTTTCCTTGTGAATCTAATTTCCAGAAACTTACACCATTTAAGTACGGACCTACGGCACCACGCATAGAACCAGCCCTGAATTTTAACGGTGCCGTCATAATTGAAGTGCCGTCTATATTGACCTTTCCATCTAATGCTGTTCCTGTATCTATAACAAACTGGTCGTAATCTTCTTTCAAATCGTCAAAATCTTCTTCCAATTCATCAAAATTGCGAGTGTTAGACGATATCGCATCGCCATCAACACGGCGTTGTAATGCCGTCAAAACACTCATGCCGTTGTAAATGGTAGCACTAGCCGTCGCATCACCGCAAAGCACCTGCACGTTCATTGTATCGCCAATTTCAGCGTGCAATGTAGCGGTTTCGCTCTCGGCAAAGTCAATCACAAATTCTTTACAAAACTCAAATGCTTCTTCACGAACATTAAACTGCTTTGTTATGATTGAATTGCCGATTTTAACCACTAGCGAGAATGGAATTTCGTTATAAACCGAACTATCTAAACTATGTCCACAGAGTTTCAGCACCCATTTGGTATTTGGAGTAAAAATTTTTGGACTTGCAAACGTATAAGTCGCATTGACCCACAATGTATTGCCAGATGCCAAGAAAGAGCCAGTTAAATCACGCCCATCGCCATAAACGGTCGTGGCTGATACAAGTGTTCCGTTTGACAGTTTCCAGTTGTCTGTGCCTTTCAAAACGGCTGTGGCGTTGCCCCGATGGTCAGAATATACAACACTGCCGTCAGACGTGCCTGCTGGCATATTTGCAAAAGTCGTCGGTGTGACTTGGTTTTTAATTTCCAACACCGATTTTGCCGTATCTTTTCCTTTCAAATGCTGTATAAACTTATTCTCGGACATAATCTACTCCATTATCTGCCGTCTGCTGGAACAATTACAATATCTCTCATAATTCTTTTGGTTGATGGGCTTACTTTATCAATAATATCTTCATAGGTTTGGTCAACGTGCAACCCACGATTACGCAAAGCCCTATCACGAACATTATCTAACATCAAGGTTAATGGTCCTGTGTTAACATATTGTTGAACGCCTAATTCTGCATCACGCAATGCTTCTGGGGTAACCCAATGATTTATACGACCACGATACAAACGCATAATATCTTCGTCAGACATCTGTGGATTTGGATTGGTAAAAGCCCTATCAAAGCCACCACCGATTTTTTGCAATATTGCTTCCGCTACCGTCATTTTATACCCCTTTATTCAACATCTTTCATTGCATCACGCAGGTCATTTAATGCTTTGGCAACACCGTCTTCCGCCACTGGAATATTGTCGTCAAATTCAAGCAATAACGCCTGCAAGATTAAAGTATGGTTCTTTATATCAGAAACCAAATTTCGCACTGTATCGGTGGAACGTTTATACCCGCCTTCCGCTAAACTCGTGATTAACTTAAAGTATTCTTTCTGTAAATCAACCGCTTTTCCCACGCAGTCAATGATGCGGATTGCAGAATCTGCCTTGCGATATTCTTTTTCTACCATCATCGGTTCTTGTGCCATTTTCTAGTCCTTTATTTTGCAAAAGTTTCTAACATTCTCAAAATTGCGTCTGTCGCAGACGAACCAACTTTATAGCCTGTTGGGGTCATCGCTGGCAATCTTTGCCCTTCTTTGATAATTTCTCTTGCTAGTCCACGACGATATGACGGCGTTGACAATGATTCAATTATACGCACGATACCGCCCGACATAGATTCTGGCTTTTGTTCCGCCTTCATAACTTTCAATCTTGCACTAACTTCTTTGTTAAAGTCAAGTTGGTCTTGAACCGCGCTAGCGTATTCAGCGTTGATTCTTTTTGTGCCAGGAAACAATTTTTCTCTAACTTTCTTGATTTCCTGAATACCATCATAGATTTCTTTCTTTGCACCAGTCAATCTTGACGGGTTGTATTTCTTTGGTAACTGATTATTCAAAACTTGTTGCGCGGTCTGCCAAAACTCAAAACTACCAGGGTTTAATGTAGACACTTCTCCGTTTGCGCCTTGGATTCTAAACAAGTCTTCGTTTCTATCTAAAACTTTTATAGCGCTAGCGTTGTCGTCAAGTTTTTCCAAAATGGCTTTAACTGGTTCGGTTGGATTATCTACCGTCGGCATTCTTTCTACAAAATCACCGAAGTTTTTCTTCGCCGCTGTCATAGACGGATGTTCTGTCGCTTTCAATAACTGTTGGGCAGTTGTGCCTGCGGCAGTTTTTCCAGTATATACCCCTGGCGTATTCATACCCTGCATTGCTTCATACATATGCGACAACTGATATGCCGCATTTTCAATATCTTTTGCCCCCGCCGCGGAACCGCGCCCTAATGTAGAAGATATGGCCTGAGATTCTATACCTGGTCGTAACGCATCAGATAGCACAAACGATTCTATGTCGGCTTGTGGCACTTCTTTGCCAAAACCTTTTTTCATTCGTGAAACTACATTTGTCAAACCTCCGCCCAAACTCAATGTTGCTGGTGCAACAATTCCGCCAGTCGCCGCACCAAGCCCTGCACCTATACCTGCGGCTTTTAATCTGTTTTCTAAACCACCTTGTGCATTACCAAATCCAAACGCCGCACCAGATGCACCACCAGCAGTTAAACCACGACCAACCATGCTACGACCGACAGCACCTAATTTACCAGCCAATCCTAATTTTGTTGCAACACCAAATGGTAGCAAAGAACCAGCAATACCGCCACCAACCTGTGCGGCGATTGCTTTTGTTGGATTTGCACTCATATAACCTTCACGAGACTCACGAGCATTTTGCAAGTATCTGTCATAAGATTCACCCCAAGATTCATCAGTTTTCTTTTCTGCTGAAACAGTTGGGTCTATGTTTCTAATTGCTTGCTTTGTGGCACGCAAAGCCGCTTCTGCTTCGGCTGTTCCAGGAATCGTACCCATAGCAATATTACGAGCCAGACCGCCAAGATTACGACCACGATTTATAGCAATCCCTAAATCACGCAAATCTTGATTGGCTTGTGCCAAAGATTCTTGTGCAAAAAATTGCTGTTCTAAATCATTAGGTTGTGCAAAAAATTGCTGTTCTAAATCATTCATTGTGCCACCTTTTCAAATTTCATAGAACCATCTGGGTTATAACCTAAAAATCTCACACCGTTACGAACTTCGCCCACAGCAGGCATTTGTTGTTGTGGTTGTGCAGGCGTTTGCCCTAAATCTTTAACTCTCAATGGGTCTTGTTCAATCTGTGCTGGCAACAAATCTTCTGCGTTTGACAACAAACCAAGTTGTTCATACGCAAAACGTTTTTGTTCGTCTGACCATGCATTCTTTTTAGACACGTCTTGAACTATACGCACAAATGTGTCTTTCATCGCAACTGGGTCTCTACCCGCTTCTGAAATCCATTTAGTGTATTTTCTATCTTCAAAGTCAGTAATCGGACCAGTTCCTTTTAATGTATCACGAGCCATCATCAAGATATTTTTGCCCAAGAACGTTTCATAATCTTGTCTAACCGCAGATTCTTGTTTTGAGCCAGATGTTTTACCTACGCCCTGATTGCTTAAATATCTGCCTAATCCCGATTGTTCACGATATGATTTTTCAGTAGGGCGACCTTCATCCCAATTTTTAATCCAGTAATCCCAATCGGCTTGCGACACAAATGGAACTGTCTGTGATGCTGGTGTTTTCCCTGCACCTGTTGTGCTACTACGAACACCAGTACCAATTTGGGCAACTGTTTCTGGGCCATATTTCATAGTAGACACTTGCTTTTCGCCCATTGCTTTATCAAACGCCAAGCGGTTTGCCAAGTCTTTCATTTGTGCATCGTAAATCTGTTGTTCACGAGCCATACGAGCATTCGCTGGGGCAGACGCACCCATACCAAATCCACGAGCAAAGTCGGTCAGCCAAGAGCCATAACCCTGTTGCTGTGGCATATTCGCCAAAGTGTTTGCCAATGAATAACCAAGTTTCTCACGACCTTTTAGCACTTCGTTCAAATTCTGGGTCGACAACCCGATTTGATTACGTGCTTCTTCCAAGTCAGCCAGAGCATACGGAGTGTTGACCACTTCCTGATATGTTTTTTGTGGGCGTGTAGCAATCGCATTTACACCCTGTGTCAAAGGTTCAATCATTGCCTGTAAAACTGCATAGTCTTTATCGTCTGCCATTTTGCCACCTTTCTATTACGACAGTGCTTTCGCACCTGTTAAAATTCCCATTGTTTCAGGGAACAAGCCAGCCGCACCCAAACCAAGTCCAGCGCCTGCCAGAGATGTTGCACCGCTGATAAGGTTGTTTTTCCATTGGTTGTATGCTTGTGCATTAGCCACATTTGCTTGCTGTTGATAGCCAGCATTGGTTTTAACTCTATCCAAGATATTGCTTGCCATCGTATTGCCCATATTGAAGTAGCCACTTTCTAACCCTGCCAACTGATTTAAGATATTCTGCACACGGGCATCTTCTTGTGTCATAGCATTACGCAAGTCTGTGTTGCGATTTGCAACAATACTATTCAAAATATTCTGTGTCGCACTACCACGAGCCCCACGAGCCATCGCCTGTGCACCTAATTGGTTTGCATATTGACGGTTGCTTGCGTCAATTAACTCTTGGCGAGCACGGAATGATTCGTTGCTGTATGACGGGTTAATTAACTCGTTCAAATACTGACCAATCCCACTTTGCGTGGTTTGGACATTCTGTGATACCATTGGCGACAAATTCACGCCCTGCGCATTTGCAGAACCAAAATCGCCCCAATTATAATCTTCACTAATTTTTGCTGGCTCTATCGCCTTTGGCTTTCCCATAAAATTACTCCTTATTTACTATATAATATCCAAATCTCTCGGTGTTTTTTACCCTTTTCCCGATTTTTTCTAATAAAATTTTCGCTGTGCGTTGGTCGGTCTTAAAATAAAGGTCGCCAACATTCAGTGCAATCTGCTTTATTATCTTGGAAACAGGCACTTTTTTATGCCTGCCTGCCCAACCAGAACAGAAATGCCCCATAATGCCGTCGCTATCATCCCAATAGACAGCAAATCCGCCAACAATATCTCCTTGGTCAACAACGATGAATTTATCTGCACAAGAATAATCACCCCACGGTTCGTGCATATTTTCCTCCCAAAGTATCGCTGGTTTTTGGCCGTTATACTCTGAATTATTGTATGCCAACCGTAGTATTTGCATTATGCAACCCTTGTTATCAACACAAATCCATTCGTTCCAGCGGTATTAGTTGTTCCCCCAGTGCCATAATTACCACTAACACCATATTGTGCGTTTTCACTTGTAGTATCGGTTGGGGTTGTATGATGATTATATGCATTTGAACCACCACCATAAATACCACCACCACCTTTTGCGCCACCGCCAGCATCATAGTCACCACCAGCGCCGCCGCCACCACAACCGCCGCCAGAATAACTTGTATTTACACCATTAGACCCACCGCCGCCACCGCCGGCACCAGCACCTATTCCGCCGGCACCACCGCTACGACGGTCACCAGCACCGTCACCACCGATACCCCCCTGACCAGCACTAACAGAAGGATAAAGCGAATAATAACCTGTTCCGCCAGCGCCGCCCGCACTCATATATCCACCTGCGTTTCCGCCCACAGCACCATTATAATCTGTAATGTGTCCATCAGCATCTCTATATGTGCGACCGCCACCACCGCCGCCACCAGAACCATAAACATATCTGGAATTCACATTCTGGGCACCGCCGCCGCCACCACCGCCACCAGCGCCCCCTTGGGCAACATAATTATATCCATTAATTTGCACAAAAGAATACATACCACCAGTACCACCTGCACCGCCATTAGCACCTTGTGAGCCACCAATTCCACCACTACCGCCAATACCTTGATATATTCCTTGTTCAATAGCATCGGCGTGATTTAATCCACCATTACCAACATATACCCTAATAATTGTTTCGTTTTGCAATGTTATTGTTTCAACACGTAATTCGCCTTTTCCTCCTGCACCACCAGCGCCACCTTGACCGCCCGAAGTTTTACCATTTTCGCCACCAGACCCACCTGCACCACGTATAACAAACTTATATCTACCCGCTGGCAAAGTTATATCCCTTCCGCCTGTTTCTGTATATAACAGTTTCTTATTCATATTGACCCAAAAAAAACTATTCAACAGCATTTTTATCCCTTTTCTTATTGAGTGACGTTGTAATACCATTTGTTATCTATTTTATTATAGATATACATTATAGAATAGGTCAGGGTGCCATCTAGCAATATAGGATTTCCAATTGAACCAGCGGTACCATTTGCATAATCTAATGAATAATTACTCCCTTCAACAATTAACACGACTGTATGTGAATAACTGTCCGAAGATATTGTCGGCAACTGCACTTTATTTGTATTATTGCCAGTCAGTGTCAGGTAATGCACTCTATTATCAGTCAAAGCAATCGTGCCGTCTGTTGATAAAACAATTGGTGTCTGTTTTTGGAAATCATTGACAATGCTTTGTGTTAAGTTGCTCCCGTCTTTTAATAACGCATTATTAGCAACATTGTTTATTGTCGTTTCATTGCTGTTCGTTTGGGTTTGTAATTGCGAAAAGTTATCGTTTATCTTTGTCGCATTTATACCCTTTCCTGCTTGAAAAACATTCATTACCATTTTACACTCCTGCCTTTGCTATTTTGATTTGTGCCACACCGTTTGTTTCGTAAATAAAGATAAAATACATACCCGCACTGTAACCTGTTAAATCCCCAATATTTTCGATTTTCGTGCCAGAATAGTTTATAATGAAAGGCGGTGTTTCTAATGCCCTGTCATCTTGCAAAGATACAATAATACGCACATTAGCACACAAACCTTGCTCTAAATCTATCGTTAAATCTTCGCCACTATATAAAGTCTTAAAATACTCGTTTTCCACGACAGGTTTTACTCTATCGCCACCAATCGCATTACTATTAAACCAGCGACTTACGGATTCAAAGACAGCCGACAAATCACTGCTAGGAAAGGCAACCAAATTCCCCGCATCAACAATGGCTTCATAGTGGGCAAGATTTGTATTTTCTAAAACACGAAAGTTTGCGTTCCATTCGTCTGCCACTACATAAGAACCAACCGAAAATGTATATAATTGCGTTATCATCTGCCACCTCAATAATCTAGCATTTCGTTTGTTATCACTGTGTTCTTTGCCTCTATGCCAGATATGTTAAACTGTTGGTCTGGCGATGTTGTATAAATGTCAATCTGCAAGTATCTCCAAAATGGCGGTCTTTCCGCAGTAACCAGTAATTCTGTCTGTTGCATTGCAAAGAATACTCTGCCCGACAAATCATCGTCATCTGATACAAACTGCGAACCATCTTCTGGCACTGTATCGTCATTAGAATATGTTGCAACATTTGAGAACCCTGCACGAGTAATACGGGCTTGGTAGGATTCGCCACGGTCTGTTGTAAATTTGATAAAGAAGTCATTACTGGTTTGTGGCTCTAATATAATTGCAAATGGATATAAATGGCTCTTGACCGAAGATTGCGAATCTAACCACATAATGTTTGTACGATAGTGTGAGTAATAACCGTTTTCGTTTGGAGTTTGTTTCACGCCGACACCCCAAATATCTGTTATCTCATATATCTGTTCTGTGCCGTCACAGAAATATTCTTTATTCAAGAAAGTCACCGCACGGGCATTGTTTGTAAAACTTTCTTCAATCCACTCTTGAACATCAACATCATAAACTAACGCTTGCCCATTGGATTTCAAAAGGCGCACATGACGACCCACAGAATTTACTGTAACGTTTTCAACATCTTCTAAATAATCTTGGATATCATCGCCAACAGGCTCATCAAAACCAATTGTGCCGTCAATATTATCACGCAATGTAAAGATGTTTTTTGACCAAGAATCAACATATGCACATTTGCCATTTATTACAAAGGTAGCATTCCCAAATACACCCTTGGCAGTCAATGTTTCAACTTTAATATCATTTTGGCTGGTGCCAGTTACATTATAAGAACGATTACGACAGAAAGCAGTTAAACCGTGGTATTTTTCTAATTTGTTAACATATTCGCCTGTTTCTACATAAAAAGCACTTGTTTCCGTGGCACTGCTAATATATGTCATATCAAATACAGTAGGGTCGCCTGCTTCACTAAACCAAATGCCATAGATAGATTCGCTCCCGTTATTATGATAAGTTGTATAACCATTGATTGCTAATCTAGCCCCATATGGCTGAATGCTAGTCACGTCTATAACTGGCGTGGAAACCCCAGCACCACTCAAAGGAATTGTTCTATAATAAAAGTCTGTCGTGCCCATACGGGTTGAATCAGGTATATTAACATCGGCAGAATAATACATAAAGCCCAAATAAGACACACCCACACCAAACGCACAAACAATGCCCAAACGGTCGCCCCATTGTGTCATACAAACATCTGCAACATCCGTAACTAATGGAAAAGCCGCAATCTGTACAGGTGTAGTGTTGCCAGTAGAATCTGCTATAATCCATACGTTAATATTTGCACTTGTCTTGGTAAAAGCAACCAATTGGTCTGGTGCCGTATAACCAGATAAATTTGCAGAGAACAACCGAATAATATTTTCGTAACTATATGTGATTGTCAGTTCATCTGTTGCAACTGGGTCACCAGTATATATTACACCAATAACAGCCAAATCAACTACATTGTTATCCGCATCAAGCCAGTTTTCGCCATCAAAAGTATAAACCGCTGTTCCAGATTCTGTAAAATCCGTATTATTACAAAATTTTAAGAAAGAAACGGTAATATCAGACAAAGAACTTCCCGTTGTCTGTGCAATTGTCGCTGTTCCGCATTTATTATAATTTTTATACCAACCGTCTGAACGAATACTGCGTTGCTGACCAGACTTTTCTTTTGATAATCTAATATTATGTGCAATATCTGCACCAAACTCAATATCAGAGTTTATGGTATTTAATTTACGAATGCCCTTAAAACTTTTCCACAAAAGATTTTTATTTGTCGTAGTCATTTTTTACGCACCACCTGTTCGTATGTTTTACCGTTATGTGTAACAATCTTGACCTTGTCGCCATTATCTTTGACAAGGGTTCGGAAAGGATTTTCAAAAGGTTCTACTTTAATCGGCATCTTTCGTCTTTTTTATTGTTGATTTAATTATGTTTCTTTGAGCCATAAGTGCTTGTAATTCTTCTGGGGCACCATCATATGCTTTGCAAATTGCGTCAATCATATCGCCCAAATCTGGATAAGCCATACGACGCAACGCACGATAATCATATGGTGGTTCGCTGTGTTGTTCTTCGATATGGTCTTTATGTTCGATGTATTTTACTACCGAACCTTCGCCAGTAACAATCAAAGGTTTCCAGCCATCAGCAATCAAACGGTCAAGGTCTTTGTTATATCCAGCAATCCCTTTCCAAACCGCTGGTGCTTCCATCAAGTTTCCTTTTTCTAACTTATACATCATAATTCAAACCTCTGGGCTTTATAGAACGGTGTTTTTGCAAACTCTAACAAAGAGTTCAAAGCAGCATTAAATTCCGCTTGCTGTGCTTGATAAACGCTTGGCTGTGCACCTTCGTTCAAATACACTCTCGTCAAAGTCACAACGCATTTTGCATAAGCATCATAGACGTTTTCTGGCACATTTAGGAATTGGTTTGTAGTCGGGGCTACTGTGCCAGTAACATCAAAGTATTGCATAACGTTTCCATCTGCATGATTGCCGTAGTAGGCTATATTTTTATCATAGTATTTAATCGTCATTTGGTGTTCTGCATCTTTTTCAGCAGGCGAGATAATGATTTCTTCGTTCTGCCAATCTTGTGACCACTGCGTTGGGCAACCTTTCGTGGCTGTCAATTCATCAACATATTCCAGTGGGCACTTGTTTGCACCATCGTTATCGGTCAACACCAAGCCTTTCACAATACCGTATGGCATTGGGTAACTAGAACGCCCTACTTGTGTAACATAAGTGATTTCTTTGGCGTTCCAAATCCAGTTATACATATCTCGCATATTGCCACAAGCGTGTTCAAACGCAACCAATACCGACGGGGTAACGTCTTTCACATCAACCACTTGGCGATTATCTATGATTGACCGCTGATTTAGAGTTTCTATAATTAAGTCCTTAAAAGATTTCATCTTTCACCCCTAATCTACTGTTGTTGACGTTTTGTTTTTGACTTGTGTTTCTGGCGTTACACGTGTCACGGGAACTGTCATTGTGCTGTCGCCATTTGGAACTTCAACTGCTTCTGGCATCATACCTGTTTCTTCCCAAGACTTACGCAACACCTTACGATATTCGTCGTCTTGGATTTGCCCCATCATTTTAGATGCTTTCGCAATATTGTTTTGTTCAACTTGTAACTGCTGACCCATTTGTACTAACTGTTGCAACACATCGTCAGATAATCCTGCAAAGTTCTGTATAATCTGCTGTGTGCGACCATCGTTCAAGTAATCTTCTGGTTTTACACCCATAGCCTGCAATGCACGTGCCGCTGTATCTTGTATCTTTGGCATTGTCGGGTCTGCCGCACCTACTTTTTCCATCAAGGCAACGATATTCTGCATCTGCAACTGTTCGTTTGCATATTCCCACGCTGTCTTGATAATATTGCCGTCTAATTCCTGTCCTTCAATCATTTGCACGCAATCTTTCAGGTAACGGCTAACAATGTTCAGCATAATACCGCTGATAATCATATTCGGTATCAAGGATTCGCTGACCGCAATACGTTTTACCTCTTCTTCGGTCAACGCTTCTGACTTTACAGACAACTGCCCATTGTCAATACCAGCGATTTCTTTTTCCAACTGCTTGGTTGTTTCTTGGAACGATTGCAACGCAGGTTGTGCATCGATATTTTCTTTGATAATTGCCGTTGGGTCTTGCATACCAAGACGATATGTAATAACTTTGCCTGGCTCTTGTTTCACAACTGGCTCTTCAAAGAACCCTGTAGGTGCAAAGCGTGTTGGGTTCAACTGTAATTTAACAGCATCACGAGTATCGTTAAACGCTTCTTCTTCGGCTTTACACAGGTCTGCAATATAGAACAAAGGTGACACACCACGAGAGCCATTACCACGTGCATGGAATGGATAATAATAAATATCTGGTGTATATATTCCTTTTGGTGCGAAATATGCCAAGAACTCACGACCTATAACAACTGCAACATAATTTTCATATGCTTTACCGTCAATATAGAACGTTCCAAACATCGTCAGCACTTCAATTTGGTTATAACGATACACTGTGCTGATTGTTTCTTCGTCTGTGGATTCCATATTTGGTGTTGTTTGCTGTGCAAATTGTTCTTTGAATGCTTTCTCGTCTAATTCGTATGATTTATTAGACAGAATTTCACGACGGGTTTTCCATATTTTAACAATCTTGTCGCATTCATAAAAGTCATCAGTGCAAGGTGTAATCAACGGGTCATACACAAAGTTGCACGGGTCAATACGCACAAAGTTAAGACGGCGACCCACTTCTTGTCTAACCACAAAGGAATTTTCACGCACAGAAATGATAGACCGTGGGTCAACATTACCAATTTCTTCAATCGGCAAAACTTCTTTTTTATAAATTGTTTTGTATTCGGAACTCGCAACGACTTCCCCTGTGTCCAACATATCTTTGATAGACACCAACAGGGTCTTTTTGTTTTCTTGGTCTAACGCATTATTATATACTTCGTCGTGTCTTTCCTTGCCAAGTTTCAAATACGATGAAATTTTATCATAAAAGGTTTCATATAATATGCCGTATAGTTTATTATAAAACTCATACATACGGTTTAATCTAATCTTGGAATGCCAATCTTGTTTTCTTTCAGGCTGTTTAATATCGCAAATAGCTGGAGTGGCACGGTCACGAATAATTCTCGTATTATCTTGCAGTGATTCCACTGGCTTGCTCCACGCATTCCAACGAGCAACGACATAGTCGCAGACTTGTTTTTTCTCGTCTGCTGTCAACTCTCTTTTTTTAACTTCGCCTAATTCGTAATCGCAAATAATCATAATCACCACTCTTGTTTAAGATTTTAGTGGTGGGGAAATTGGGAGCGACCCCCACCACTAAACTGGTTACCATTAAGCAACAGTAACTGCACATTTGACAATCGCTGTTGGGTGAGATACCACGCAACCACAAGTTGTCAAAACAGACCACAACATTTGGAAGTTGTTTTGTGCAGGAATCATACGGTCGCTAACTTTCTTGATAGCAAAGTGTGCCGCAGATTTAATACCCGCAAAGATTGTGCAAACGTTGGTTGTTGTTGGCATATTGGAAGATTCCAAAACCACCAAGCCAGCGATTGTACCACGGACAATACCGTCTTTCCACAAGGCGTTTTTGTCGGTCATATCAACTTTCACGAATGCTGGTTCTTTCAAAATGAAACGCATCACGTCTGGGTTAACTACAACATAGCCAACTTCTTTGATGCCACGGTCACCTTCCAAGTCAGAAACGTTGGAAACAGGTGTCGCACCGGCTTTTTTCAAAACAGCGGCGGCTTGTAACAACAAATCATACACGTCACCTGCGGCAGCAGTTGTCGCATTGAATGCTGTCAAAGTTGTGCCAGCGGCGGCGATAATTGTGTTCATAACGAATGTGTCAATGAATTTTGACAACGCATACAAACCACGTTCGATGATTTTTGCTTGGAATGCTACGTCAGCAGTTTTCAAAGCATAATCTTCGAATTTAACAGCGGTTGATGGTGTTTCTGTTAATTGCAACACGAAATCGTCAACAGCGGCTGTACCATAAGAAATTGTACCTTCGGTACCTGGTGTACCTGGGGTTCCGCTACGTGTGTAGTAATTCGCCACAGTCACAGACGAATCATTAACCATACGTAAGTGAATTGCATCAGAGTTATCTGACAGTTCAGAAGAATGGTCAACAGCAATGTGTTTATACACACCAACCAATGACAAGTTCTTCAATAACACCTTAGACCATTTTTCAGAAACGGCATTATAAGGTGCAATACCATTTAAGAAAGCATTGTTAGACATTGTTTATCCTTTGTTTTGTCTATGTTAAACTTATTAAATTTTTTATTGCGAACCTAAAATTGTCTGTTCTCGTCGGGCCTTTCGGTTATCCGATTTGAATCAGGTTTTACTGTCCTTCAAATATATATATCCATTTCGAACCAACTTTTTTTACTTTTTTATGAAATTTTTTGCAAAAAATGCTAAAATTATTAAAAAAATCAGCCACAAAGTGCGTTCATACTTGATTTGGACATCTTTTATCTTGGCTTCGCAAACATTCTCGGCAACAATTCTCTTGCTTTCTAACTCGTCAAACTTCGCCATCACTTGCTCGGTCTTACATTCGTCGGGTAAAGTGTCTTTGGCTTGCACAATCGCCTGCTGGACACCATCAAAAGCGTGTTCAACAGGCGTTTTTCTCGTGCAGGAAGATAATAACAAGCAGACCACTGCAACCACAAAGCCCCAGATTAAGATTTCGCAGATAATTTCCAGTGTCTTGCTCATTTTTACCCCTTTATGACCATAAAGATTTCATTTCTTCGTCTAATTGTTCCGCAATAGACATTGATTCTACTGGTTTTTTCGGTTTTGGCTGTTCTACACGAGTGGTAGATTTGACCGACACCGCTTTTTGCTCGGCTTGCTTTGCAAATTCTTTCTTTGCCGCTTCATAGCCCTTGTCGTATTGCGATTTGCCGTAGGATTGGATTTCTTTTTTGACCATACGGACATCGACGGTCGTTGGATTCAGTTTAATTGCCATCGCCATCAGGTTTTGGTTCTGCTCGTCATTCATAAATTCAGGGTCTTCTTCTGCCATTTTGTCTAATTCTTCCGACAAAGGTTTCAGCAAGATTTCCTGACGATGTGCATTAGCCATTTGGCGAATTTGCGCCGCAACATTCATAGTCTCAACTTCTAAACGACGGTCTACACGAGCATCTAAGAAACCACGTGCTTTTTCTAACAATGCAGGGTCGCCAGTGCGTTTAAATTGGGTTAACAAATATTGAGCTTCTTTTGCGTCTTCAGCATTGGTTATAGTATCAAAAGCTTTATCTACTGCTTTCCAAGATTCTTCAGCAATTTTTGCATCAACAGCTTTATCAAAGTCGTCACTTTGGACTTGTTTGATTTCTTTGGTTTCTTGTGCTTTCTCGCCCATTTTCTTTTCAAGGTTCTTATACGCATTTTCCAAATCTTCCTGCGACTTAAACTTGCCCAAAATCAACTTTGCAGGTTCTTCGGGTTGCGCTGGTTCGTCGGCAGGTTTTTCTTCCGCTGGCGTATCCGCTACATTTTCGTCTTTGTTTTCAGCGGGTTTTTCTTCTGTTTCGCCGTCTTGTAGCGTTGTAGCGGGTTCTTCGGCAGGTGTATCTGGTTGTTCAGGTTCATCAGCAGGTTTTTCTTCGCCCTCGGCAAATTCAGCCTGCAAGTCTGCCGCCAAGCCAGTCAAGGTATCGTTTTCTTCGCCAGCGACCGCTTTTTGCAATTCGTCTTCTGTAACGTCTATCATTTTTTACTCCTCTGTTGGTTTAACATTTTGCAGGTCTATAATATCGTAAATCGCCATCATATAGCCCTTGAATACTTGTTCGGTTTCTCTAAGCATTATCAGGGGTGCTTGGATTTTCAGCAGGTAATTCTGGATTTTCTGTACATCCATTGTCCTCGCTGACAACTGCAACTGTATCATCTCGTCTTTCGTCATTTTTTGCCTCTTTTTGCACTTTTTTTACTGTTTTACGTGATTTTTTCACATCTTTTGCAGGTTTTTCGTCGTTTTTGACTTCTTTTTCAACTTCTGCAACTAACTTTTCGTTGTCTTTTTCCAAAGTCGCCATATCTTTTTCAACCGCTTCTTGACCACGCACATTGACGTCGGCTTGTGCCACCGCTTGTGCAGCAACAGCAGGGTCGCAGTCTTCTTTCATTGTGGTAAATGGCTCAATAGCGTCTTTCAAGGCGTTCTGCCAACCATCACGAATATCTATACCCAGCAATTCGTTAAATTTCATACGGTCTTTCAACGCTTCAATAAACGCGTGTTTTGTCATTGGATAACAATGAGAGAAAGCACCATTTCTACCCATATGTACACCATTACATACTATACCAAATCCGCCGATTGAATCGGGTTCAAATGAAAAAGCAATCAATTTTCTAACCATTTTTCTAACTCCATTTTTGTTTTTTGTTTATCGCAATACTTTTTTAAGCCTTTGCGATACCGTTTTTCATCTCTTCTCTCGCATTTCCCTGCCCACATAAAGTAGGTGGCAACACAAGCGTTTTTTTCTGCGTGTCGGTCGTATAACTCCCACGCTTTCCCAGCAAGTTCTGGGTATCTCTCGACTAGGGTCTGCCATTCAGCAAGTTCTTCCTTTGTCATACATACACTCCTGCTCCTGCCGCTTTTTTCAGCGATAGTTCCCACATTTCTTTTAAGGTCTGTGACCTTGGCTTCTCGACTTTTGTAAAATTCTCTAACACGGGGTCATTCGCTATTACGCAATATGATGCCGCATCAAAGATATGCGACTTTGCATAGTCTATTGTCTTCATTCCAGGTCTAGCAGGTATCTCTATAATCTTGCCAAACTTGTCATAACTCAATAACTTACACGAATGGCATAAGTGCTTGCATTCAGGGTTCACAAGTATATGCGGTTTCCCGTCAAGACCCCGAACGTGCCAATCAAAGTTATTCACTCGGTTGCTAATACTCGTGTTGGCTTTCGGCACTTGAAAATCAAACCGTATCCGTTCTTTCACTAGCACCTGTTCAATAATAGCATAATTCGAAAATTCACTATTAGACGACCTATTACGACCCGATGCGTCGCCATTTATTACCAAGGGGCGACCTTCGTATTTACGGTGGTATATTTTAGCAAACTCTTCCGCAACCCTATATGTCGACACATTTTCCAGCACAATCTCGTCGCTAAAATAAAAATCGTGGTCACCGTTCCAATGAGCAATTACAGAACACTGCGGGTTGATATTAAAGTCTAACGACCAGTATATAGTATTACTCTCGTGGCCGACCCCGATATTCAAGTCAGGATTCCAAGATTTTACCACTGGCGAATCACTAGCAGATTGCAACTTGCCCAGATATATCATTTTGTAGTCATCAGGGCGGTTCTGTTTCATCATAGAAATATCGTGCAATGTTGCCTCAGGCAAGACAAACGGATTATAGCGGAAATCTTTGAAACATGTATACGCGTCGTCTCTCTTTGGTGATTCTGGCCCAAACAACTGCCAGACCATATCGCTCTCTTGGTCCGGGTTTGCGCTAATAACAATAAATGAATTTTTTGCGCGAATTGTTGGCACCAGACTTTCCCAACTCGCCTTGCTCACAGATTGACCTTCTTCCAACCAACAAATATCAACGTTCGTCATTGACCGAATATTATGAATCCCGGTCTCTTGTAAGCCGCGGAATATAAACGTAGTGCCATTTGCCGCCCTAATACTGTCGTTATAAATCGCATACGGCAATTCGTATTCCCGAATAATATCGCACAACTGGGCGTGAACAGAGTCCTTTATACTCGACATCGTTTGACGTGCGCACAAAATACGCAACGGCTTTAACAACCCCGCTATTAACAACGTCTTACTGATATTTACAGATTTACCAATTCCCATACGCCCCGTCAGGTAAGCAAAGTATCTGTATTTATAATTATACAGGTTTTCAAGTATCGGCTTAAAATCTGCGACAATATCCAATTTATGCTCCCTCCGGTTTGTCCCCACTAGACCCCTTCAACCTCGCAAGAAAATATTCCAGTTTTTCAGGCTCTATTGGCTCAGCAAGTGAAGGTATAAACCGAACCTCAATCTCGCTAGCCCCCCCGCTTTCACCAGACTCAGTGCTAATCCTCGTCAAAGCAGAAACTCCCTGCAACGCCTTGACCGTGGCCTCAAGGGCAGCACGATTAGGACTCTTCCCGTCCCGACTCGCCTGCATTAACTGCTCTTCAAGGTGATTCAGTATCACATCATTATCCAACGCTTTGATTTTCGCCAACCAACTTGCCTGCCCCTCTTCCTCCAACCGCAAACTAAAACTATTCCACCCAAGCAACGGCAAATCCCGCCACTCGCCCCGAAAATACAACCTTTCCAACTGGCTTACCCGAAAATCATGATTAAGCATCTCACGAAACTGCGTACCAGGGTGAGCATCAGTCAACGCCACCGCACACCGATAAAAACGCTCGCCGTCTAACTTTCCTTCCATATCAATACGCCCCCTGACTCTACTACCCTATACCTTCCCCAGCCCCCATGTCAAGCTCTTTTTTTATCAGCGTGATTTCCGCTATCGCAACCCCCACAGAAATTCGAGGTTGACCTACCTAAAGACACCATGTGCCACACCCCCCCTGGCACGAAAAACCACCGGCAAAAAATACCACCCCGACCGCCCGCCAAAGTTCAACCGCTTTATTAACAAATCAACCACAGGTTAAACCATCAACCAACACGATAAAAGTTAACAAATCACTTCAACCAAATCGATTCGGGCCGGCACATTTTGCTAAAATTTTGTCAATAGTGTTTTTCCCCAATACACACCGCAGAAAACCGCCGTTTTTCCCCAATCATTAAAAATTCCACCGATAGTAAAAATCCAGCAACCACACAGAAAACCTGATTTTTTTGCCCATTCTACCTATTTTACCAATAAAAAAGTATACGCGATAAGTAAAAAAAATATAAAAAAGAATTTAAAAAGCCCTTTTTTGCGGCAGAATGGGCAGAAAATGGGCGGAATCCGCCTTGAAAAAACCGATAATTGCTTTTTTGCGTTTTTTCTTGACTTACCCGATTTTTTTAGATATATTTAGATTAACTTGAAAAAGCCGATTTGGGCATTCAAGTAAATCTTGACAAAGAAGGAGTTAAAAAAATGAAAAACTTAATCAATGCGCCGGAGGTTGCTCGGCTTTGCGGAATAAATGCAACAACAGTTAGAAAAAACGCTACCAATGGGTCATTAGGATTTAAGGGAATTCGTATTGGTGGCCTTTGGAAATTTTCAAGGGTTGAGGTCTTGGAACACTTGGAAAAAATGAAAATGTAAAGTATTTTAACGATTTGCGATATTTTCGCTTGACAAGGTAAAAAACTTATAATATAATAAGAGCGAACACCAAGGGGACAAACCAAACACAAACCCTTGGAAAAGTTGACAAAAAAGGGGGCAACTATGACATTTATAAAAGAACTGATTTGGGTTATTTGGGACTTACTTAAATCCTTTGGCGGATGGCTTTGGGATTTAATCGGCACAGAGCAGAAACCAACGGCGGCGGAAATTGTAACCACTTTGGCAATTCTGGCGGTACTATACTTTGGACTTTTGGCACTTTGGGCAGTATTGGCATAGATTCCAAACCCTAGCGGGCGCAATTGCCCGTTTGGGCTTGGGATTGTCCCAAGGCAAAAAACAAAAAACAAACTAAAAAAAGAGGGTAAAAAATGAAAAAAATTGATTCTTTAATAAATGAAACAGTGAAAAACATCAACGGCGAAGCGGTCGGACTGGCGGACTATTGTGACAGTTCTTCGTATGTCTGCGATGCAATTTCTGAAATAGTGGATTGCGATTGTCCGGTGTACTGGTCGGGACTTGTGAAATGGTTTGACGAAGAGCCAAACAGCCAAGACTATATTAATGAAGCCGTGAATGAGTTCGGTTTTAATGGTGACTTTGATATTTTCAAGGCAATTCAGTGGGGTTGGTGTAAAAAAACCGAAGAAGAAATTTATCAAGAGAAAAATGACGGCTTACTTCTGGCGGCTTATGTTTTGATTCGTGATTCATATAAATTGGAAGAAATCACAGACGAACAAACCGAACAAGTCGAAAATATAGACTTTGACAGAATCGACACATTTACAGACTTACAAAACGAAGTCGAATCTATTATACACCCAGAAAACGACTAAAAAAGGGGGCAGAAATGACTAGACAAGAATATCAACGGCGCTGGATTGCATGCAAACGTGCCAAGGTTGCCGGCTTAAATATTGAACTTGCCGACGCTTTTTTGGGTGTTGCGGCTGCGTTTGGCTATGAGAAACAAACCGCCCGAGCGGCTTTATATCTGGCGGCTCGTGAGGGTTTACTTGGAACTTTACAACGATAAAAAAGGGGGCTAAAATGACTTCATTAATACTTGCGGGCTTGTTAATTTGTTACTGGTGCGACGTGATTACGCTGGGAACACTTGTTTCTATTGTGCTGGTAGCGTTAACAATAGCATTGATTGAAAAAGAAAATATGTAAAAAAGGGGGGCATTTATGAAAGAAATACTAGAAAAAGCCTTGTTGTGCGAAATTTACGGGCAAATTTGGCACAATCCGGACAATTATGAACTGAAAACGATAACCGACTACCTTGGCGACTATGTGAAAGACCTTGCCGAGCAAAAAAAACGGCTGGACTTGTCCGCTTTGGCGGTTGGGGTTGCTGATGCTGTGCATGACCATTTTTTAGAGTGTGAAGAGTGCGGGGAAAAATTCTTACCTGGTGAAATGAACGATACTGAAAAAAAGTGTATTCATTGCAAACCAAACTACGACCCCGAGGGAATGCCTGGGGGCTGGAACGATAAACAAATAGAAAAAGGGTGGAACTAATGAAAACGGCTTTTATTTTATGCCTGTGTGCGTGTTTTGCGTGCATGGGCTACTATCTGGGCAAAAATGATGGACTGTACCAAGGCGCCATTGATATGCGTGTATGCATGGATAACGGTGCGAATGATTGGTATGTGTCCGGCACTGAATTAAATTGTATTTTTGACTAATGTGTCGACAATTTAAAAAAAATAATGTAAAATAACACTGAACGAACCAAAAAAAGAGGTTAAGAAATGACTACTATTGAAAAATTACAAAAATTATACACTGAATTGCAAGGGGCGAACATTGAAAAATATGTCGACCAGAAAAACACTGGCAAAACCAAACTAGATTATTTGAGTTGGGGTGCCGCTGTTGACTTTTTTACAAAGGGCTGTCACGCTTTGGGGCTTGATTGGACTTATTCACATCGTTTTATAGATATGGGAACACGTGGGGCATTTGTTGAAACCACTGTGACGGTGTTTGATGCTGAAAATGGGGAAACAGTCGAAAAAATTATGTCGTTGCCTTGTATGACTTTAACAAACCAAGCCGCAAAAGATGCTGATGTGATGAATATCAATAAAACACAGATGCGTGCGTTGGTAAAATGTTTTACGCTGTTTGGGTTGGGATTAAAGTTGTATTTGAAAGATTTTAGCGAATTAGATGAAGTAAAAATGGCATCAAGTAATAAACAAGATGAATTGGAAAAGAAAATCGCAATTATGCGTGAACGTATTAAAAAAATGCTGGACAATTTAAGCCCTGAAACCGATGTGTCGCAATTCGCAGATTATGCCACTTGTGACGATGTAGAACGCTTGACGGCTATTGGTATTGCTGTAAAGAAATTATACGACCAAGGGTGTTAAAAATGCACGTATTTGGTGGTTTAATATTGATTTTTACATTTGGACTAATATGGGGGCTAATAAAATGCATATTTTAGGAATTATATTGGCGTTGTGTTTCTTGGGAATGGCAAAATAAAGGAAAGGGCGATGAGAATTTACACAAAAGACGAACTGCCGCAGCATATGCCAGACGGAACCGCAAATCCGGACTGGCTGGCAATGCGGGCTGGAAAATTTACTGGCAGTGATTTTTATTTGTTTATGTCGTTGCTGAAAAAGGGCGAACTAACCGACACCGCTGAAAGTAAATTGTACGAAAAAGTGCTGGCGAACTTTGGCGATTATCCTGAAAATATAACCAGTATGGCGATGGAACGTGGCACAGAGTTAGAGCCTGAAGCACGTGCAGAATATATTGCTGAAACCTTTAACGATGTGCAGGAGGTCGGCTTTGTTGATTATGAATCATTGCGTGCTGGGTGTTCGCCTGATGGGGTAGTATATTACACAACAAATATTATAAATGATGAAATTTGGGAAGACGGACAAATAAAAAAAATTAAACCAAAGAAATATATATGCATAGACAGAACGGTTATTGATAAAATAATTGAAATTAAGTGTCCGGGCATAAAAAACTATATCAAGATGGCGAAAGGCAAAATTCCAATGCAGTATCTTGTACAAATGCAGTACAATATGTTAATAACTGGGGCAAAATCGTGCGACTTTGTTATCTATCACCCGAATATGCGTCTAGTGATTAAAAATATCAAACCAGACGAGCAAATGCAGAAAGATATAGTTGCTGTGCTGGAAAAATTAAATCCGCTTTACGACGAGATTTTAAGCGATATAGAAACAATGCGAAATTAAAGGAGTTTATTATGTTTTGTGCAATTTTGGGATTATTAGCAGTGTATTTTTGGGGTAAATGGTTTGATAAATTAGAAACAGACGGAATATGGCCACTTACAATATTGTTTTTGGCATTGAATTTTATTTGGGCTGAATTTCACAGTGGTGATGTTTTTTTAAACTGGTGGTTTGTGCTTGGGCCTTTAATATTAGATGTAACCTTTAATATTTTGGATACGGTAGTGCGTTGGTTCAAGTCACTAACGAGCAACAAAAAATAATAAGATTGGGCAACCGTATGTTATTATCTTCATACCCTCTCATACGGCGTTTGGCACTCTCGGGGAAGTGTGCCCAAATCCCCGAATTAAAATTTTATTTGACATTGTAAAAATCGTTGCTAACATTTTGCTTACAACAAAGGAAAGGACAAGGTTATGGCAAAAGAAATTTTTATCACAGAAAACGAAAAAGCAATCGAGCAAGCGTTTTTGTTTTTCCCACGTGATGTTATCTCACGCAAGCAAATCAGCGAAATCAACCCCGAAGAAGTCACAGATGTGATTTTAGATGGCAACGACACCGAAATTCTTGACATTTTTACACGTGCAAAGAAACGGTATATGCCAAATGGGCTTGATTTTAATGAAAATATTGATACACTTAATACGTCATTTACAAAGGGTTGTTGTGTGTATGAAACACCGGCACCAAAGCCACATACTGTGGATGACGATTATTTAACAGGGGACTCCTTTCCTATTGCTAATAACCAGTCCCCTGACCAAGATTCTGATGGATTTGACGACATGATTGACGACGAACTGTCAATGCAAGAGCAAATCGCAATTCTACAACCAATGTTGGACAATAAAAAAATCGGCGAAGGAACTGTTGCCGAACTTACAATGAAAGTTGTTGATTTATGCCAACAGAATAAACTTTTTGAACGAGATGTTATTACTGGATTATTCCGCACGGTGTTTTCTAAAAAACCACTAATATCTGCTATGCGTGCCGAGATGCTATTTAATTTGCATTTTTGCGATAAACTCGCTATACGCAATGCATCGTATAAAATAAACAAAGAAACAGGCGAACCAGAAAAAGACACCAAGTTCCGTATTATCAAACCAAACGAACTGAAATTGCTTTGGCAGGCCGTATCTGCATATTCTACTTTTAATTCACGCAAAGAGTTTTATGACGCAATACCACAATGGGATGGCGAAGACCGTATAAATGTGTTTATGAAACAATATTTTAATTGTGATACGAACCCAAACTTTTTTATGTTGCTTATGACTTGCTTGGTTGCAAAATTCTCACCACGCAACGATTATTGCCCGTATTTCTTTGATATTGTTGCAAGTTCCAAGGGCATCGGCAAATCATTTTTATGCAAACGGTTGCTGGGCGGTCAATATTGCGGATTCTTAAATTTTGCAGTTGGTCGTCGTGATGACTTTTATGTAAATGCGTATGACGGAAATAACGCAATTGTTGTTGATGACGAATGCACTTGGGTGTCTTCCACAAAATCATTTGGTAAAATATCACCCGATGAATTGAAATCTATTGTTACAACACCGACAGATAAATTTTCACGCAAATATGGGCAACCAGAAGAACACGAACGTTCGTTTGTTATTCTTCGTACTAGTAACGATGTAAATCAGGTGTATTCGACTAATGAACGTCGTCAAATAATATTTCAATGTAACTTGCCAGATTACGAGTGCCGTATTAAAGATTTGCCAGATGAATATTTTCAACAAATGCTTGCACAAGCAAAGGTATATTATATACGCCATCACGGGATTTATCAACTAACAGACAACGACCGTCTTGAAGTGAAAGATGCAAACTTGGAAAATTACAACTGGGAAACAAAAGAAAACTATGCAATTTTGGATTATATCAAAGCAGTTAGAGAAGAACCAGATAAATATGGCATAAAATTAAAAGCACAAAAATTTGGTTGTGAATTATGGGGCGGCCATAAACCTTATAATACTTGGTGTGACGAACACAAAAAACCTGCGCTTCCTGCCCGTGCATTTTGGCGTGCGGTGACAGCGTTAGCAGAATTGCCCGAAAATAATATTGTAGTTATTTCTACAACCAAATATGATATTGCGAGCGGTGGTTGTGCTCGTGTGTTCCGTATTGACCCAATTAAAACAGCCGAAGAACAGGAGTTAGACGACATACCCGACATTCCGTATTAAATTTTTACAAGATTGTCGACAAGTCGAAAAAATCGTGTTATAATCAGTTCGGGTGGTGCAAAGAATCCTTCATCTCATTTCTCTCTCCCCTTTGCCACCCACCAAGATAAAGGAGAAAAAATTGCGTATTATTATTTTAAGCCAACAAGGTTGTTCAAAATGTAAAGCATTGGCCGCACGATTTGCAGATGCCGAAGTGGTTGAGTTGCAACCGAGTTTGTTATTGCAATTAGCACGAGAATTAAACATTCATTCGTTACCAATTGTTCTATTATCTGGTGATAATCACGAACTCGAACAATTTATGGAGTAAAGCATGAAAGTATTATCGCTATTTGATGGTATTTCATGTGGGAGATTAGCATTAGAACGTGTAGGAATCCCTGTTGAAAAATACTACGCCAGTGAAATTGACAAGTATGCAATACAAGTCGCACAAAAAAATTATCCCGACACAATACAGGTCGGTGATGTCACAAAATTAAACTATTTGGAATTGTTGGACATAGATATGGTTATTGGCGGAAGTCCCTGCCAAGATTTATCCATAGCAAAACAAAATCGTGAAGGTTTGCGTGGGGCAAGGTCTGGTCTGTTCTGGAAATACGTGGAAGCACTGGAAGTTATCCACCCAAAGTGGTTCTTGTTGGAAAATGTTGCCAGTATGCGAAACGAAGATAGAGATGCGATTACAGCAACATTGAAAAAGATATACCCAGAAACCGAGTGCATTATGATAAACTCTGCACTTCTTTCGGCACAGCAAAGAAAAAGATACTACTGGACGAACTGGCACGTGGAACAGCCACAGAACAAAGGTATATTATTGAAAGATATTTTGGAAAGTGGCTATAGCTGCGATGTTGAAAATCAAGGGAAAAAACTGTGTAAAACGGTTGATAAAGCACAAACTTTGATGGCACGTGATTATAAAGGGTTTGGCAACCAACGGATGACAGGCGTTGCAGTTCCCTGTGTTATGCGAACACGTGAAGACGAATTAGGTAAGTTCAAGCGAGTTGAAACAAAAGACGATGGTAAAGCCAATTCACTTACATCTGTGCAGACAGATTCTATGGTGGCAGAACCAGTGAATATAAACGGCACTGAATATGAGTTTTATCAAAGTGAAAGAAAAAGCAAAACCGAATTAGATTATTTAGGTGGTGTTATTACTGGAAGAAAACAATGGTTAGAAGATGACACATATAAATCTAGGTCGTTTTCACAAGGGAATAGGGTTTATTCAGTTCGTGGGAAATCCGTATCGTTAAATGCAAATGGTGGTGGATTAGGTGCAAAAACAGGTTTATACAAGGTTGACCTGCCAGATGGCGATTATATTATACGCAAACTGACACCAGTTGAATGCGAAAGATTACAGACATTGCCAGACGGGTGGACAGCAAAAGGAGCAATACAATGGAATTATGCAAGTGTGATGGGTGTAACAGAAAACGTAAAACTAACATTGGATTCTGCCTTATGCACTATAAACGATGGAAAAGGCGTGGAACAACAGAGTTGCCAAAACACGAAAGAAAACAATGTAAATTTTGTAGCAGAGTTGCAATTGCAAGAGAAATGTGCGACAGGCATTATCAGAATTGGAAACGGCACAAAGACCCAGAATATACAGATAAAATTAGACGGGGGTATAACAGATACGGCTATAAGAAATCCCAAGGAAAATATAAAGTCGAACATAGAAAACTTGCCGCAGAATTTATTGGAAGAGATTTGTTGCCAACAGAAGTGGTTCATCATATTAACCTTGATAAAAAAGACAATTCAAGAAAAAACCTATTCGTTTGCACAAACACACAACATCAACAAATACACGCTCAACTGCAAGTTGTCGCAGGGGAACTCGTTAGAGATGGATTTATCGTCTTTGAAAATGGAAAGTATCGTAGAAATTTCTAACACACAGAGATACAAAGCAATCGGCAACGGTTGGACTTGTGATGTAATTGCGTGGATATTTAGTCAGATGCCAAAAGACTAACAAACAAAGGAGAAGAAGAATGCAAATAACAATCAAACGAACGTTTAAAGGGCCAGAATACACCATCGGCAAACTCTACATTGACGGGGCGTATTTCTGTGATACTTTGGAAGATACTGTCCGCCCCGATGGTGTAAAAATCTACGGCAAGACAGCGATTCCTGCCGGTGACTACAAAGTCAAAAAGACTTGGTCACCTCGGTTCAAAAAGAAACTACCCGAGATTCTTAATGTTAAAGGATTTACGGGAGTACGGATTCACCAAGGCAACAAAGCAACCGATACCGAAGGGTGTGTTTTGCTTGGGCTGAACAAAGTAAAGGGGGCAGTTCTGTGTAGCCAAAATACAATGGCGTTTTTTATGGACAGAACCCCAGACGAATTTGATTTAACAATAGAGTAAAAAAGTTTTCGCTATTGTCGACAAATGCGATAAAAGATGTTATAATAAAACTGTAAAACCAACAAAGGAGTAGCAAATGGCAAATACACCAATCATTAAAAAGCGTTGTGGGGCTTTCTCTGTCGCTGTTTTTGAAGAAACCAAGCAGAGCAAATCGGGTGATTCGTATATCTCGCACAGCATCGTCTTGCAGAAATCTTACAAAGACCAAAACGGTGACTGGCAACGCCAATCTATCAATATGTTCGACAACAATGCACCAGAAGTCGCTTTCTTGTTGCAGTCAGCGTGGAACGATATGATTGATGGCAAAGGTGAACCAATGCCGACAGATTCCAAAGATGAATCAGTCGTGAAAGAACCAGATATTGACTCGGAATTACCTTTCTAAAAGGACACAAAATGGAATTATTATCAACACAAGAAGTAGCAAATGTTTTGGGAATCCACGAAAGCACAGTTCGGTTGTGGGCGACTAAGGGCAATATGCCTTTCAAAGCCATTAAAATCGGCAAGTTGTGGAAATTCCAAAAAACAGACGTTATGCAGTATCGTTATGGTACTGACTATGACCCAAACGAAGTAGGATTTAACAATGAAAACAGCGGAAACACTGCAAACAGCATTGGCTAGGTACGAGCAAGAACTCACCACGATTCGTCAAAAAATAAAAGAACTAGACGATGCGTGGGAAAGGGCTGGGGCTGTTATGGACAACCGTGCTTTCTTTGTTGCCTGCTTTGAAAAAAAGAAAGAATTGCGGAAGCAAGAAGCAGAAGCAGAGTTCAGAATCAAATTTACAAAATGGGTTCTGGAATAGTTCGGGGGCGGGGTTTGAGTTCTCCTTTCACCGAAAAAAATTGCTGGCATACCAATTCCCCCAATGTATGCTTTTTAACGGGGCAGGGCATAATCTTTTTCTACATTCCTCATTGTCAACTCCTGCCCCACCAGAATTGAGTGTGGTGCCTACTAATTACAGGTTGTAAACCCTTTCTACCTAGGCTAGATAAAATCCGTTTTTAGCAAGTCCACACTCACCCCTAGGGTGATAGATATGAAAAGTTGGAAACAAGAAAGACTTCGTAGAAAAAAATTATTGCGGTATATTAAATTCCAGCGAATGATGCGTAAAATATTTATAGCGGATTTTAAGCGTCGTATAATAGAGAATATTCTTAATGGGACAAAATATATAAAAATAAACAAAGGCAATAACGATGACTAACATTATAAATCTTGACCCGACAACTTGGAGCAAACAAGACTGGCGTGATGCGTATGAATCGCATTGTGCGGCCGCCAAGCAACCTTTGAGCAAGAAAGAATACTATGCGACCGTTATGGCGAACGCAGAACGCTTAAAACCTGTCCTACAACCGCTTTCTGACGAATTGCGGGATAAGTGGACTAACGGCTGGCGAAACGCTGTTGTATGGGCAAAAAAACGCAAATGCGACTTTAATGGGGTGGCGTTGGAAAACTGCCGACCAGAAATCAATTTGGAAGAACTGCAAAACGATGTGAGAGATTTACAATGGGAAATGTCGCTGAAAAGATAACCTTAATTACCGATACCAGAGAAAAATTGGCTCTTGACTTTTCTTACAGCAAGTCCGTGGAATCTGTTGTTATAAAAAAGTTAGACGCTACTGATTACTCAATTTTGGGCTATGAGCACAAATGGGGTTGCGAAAGGAAGGCACGTGGCGACCTTGTAAATACGCTAGTTGGCGACCACGATAGATTCAAGCGTGAAATGGAACGGCTGAAAGATTATGACGAAGCGTATATTTTGGTTGAAGGCACGCACGAAGAATTGGCTAAATATTGTTTGCATTTTGGCAACGGCAAAGCATTAAATACGATTTATGGTACTTTGTTAAAATATGAAAAGCACTACCCAGTGACCGTTCAATTTTGCAAAGACCGTCGGTTTATGTCGGATTATATAATTCGCAAAGCACAAGAATATTTACAAAAGAAAGGAGAGCAAAATGACCAACCCAAAGAAAAGGATAATCAAGATAGTTAATTCGTTTTACACATACCACCCCGACTTCGTGCAACACGATGACGGGTCGTATGAAGAACTGCCGACTGGCTGGTGGATTGCCGAGTGGACTGTCCAAGAGCAAGATAACTTGATTCAAGAACACTACACTGCGAGATTCACAACCGAGCAACAAGCCGATGCGTTTTTAGACGAAATCACATCGTCGTTCTGGGGGGCGGAATTGCCTTACAAGAGTGTATTGCTGACCGACCCGATATTCACCGCCGGCAAATTGGTCGCCAAGATTAAACATGGGAAACCGCTAACAAAGGATATGTTATGAGAACACTATTATTACTCGCATTATTGCTCGCAGGTTGCACGATGGAAAAACTCGACGGCTACTGCGATTACACGATTTGGACAAACAGTTTTAACTGTGAATTTTAAGGGGGAATAAATGATTGAAAAATTAAAACGACTTTTAAGGAAAGAAAGAGATTCTGGTTTTACCATAAGCGAGCCAGTCAGTATTGGGGAAATGCAAGAAAAAATCAACGAACTTGTAGATGCTGTTAATGAAATAATGACTTGGCGGTTTGAAACAGATGAAGATTCTGATTGGTATGATGACCCAAAATACAGAGAACAACCAACAGACCCTTATGCCGAACAACGCAAGTGGCGTGGCAAGTTGTGTAAATTCTGGGATGATAGTGATAAACCAGAAAATTGTGTATATGATGTATTATGCAACATTTTTGACCTACATCACGAAGATTGTCCGTTTCAATGTGGAAATGGGGAGTGGTATGAATATTGCGAACCAGTAAAACCAACAGATTCAATAATTTACAAAGGAGAATAAAATGTGGGATTTTTGGGAAGATGTGGCATTACCATTTATATTAGTGGCTTTTGGAATTATATTTGTGATATTTACTATATATGGCTCTGCAAGCGGAATACAGGCATTATTAGAATCAAAAGAGTGCAAGGTATGGGGTGGTAAATACGCAATATCAACAGGATGTTTAATGAAAATTGACAACAAACTTATCACATTAAATGATTATCAAAGGATAAGTGTTGCAAGTATAACCAAACCTATTGAAACAAACGCAAATGTAAATGTAAACATTAAACGAACCAAAGGTGGCGATAATGATTGAAAAATTACCAGAAATACAAATACATAGTTGTGCTAAAATAAACGAAAAACTGAACGAAGTCATAGATTGGGTGAATGATGTGTCCGCACTTCGTGTCACAGATAAACAAGTCACAGCAAATCTGCCAAACATAGATTTGGGCGAACTTGCGTTTTTATCAAAAGAAAACACCGAACTGAAAGACGAAATAGAACGCACACGCAAGGCATTGGATGTCGCTGTTGATAAGTTAAAACAGATAGATAAAACTCGTTCTGGTGTAAAAGAAAATCTACACGCAACAAACGGTAGAACATTAAATGCTGGAAACATATTCTGTTGGACAACACCAGACGACATACACAATACACTAGAACAAATAACAGCACAGAAAAGGGAGAATGACAATGAGTGATTATTGGTATAAACAACAAGAACGATATAAAGCGGCATTGGTGTTGATTAGAAATTTGCGTGGTGCAGGTATGTCCTATCACGATATGTGTATAGAATCACGAGAAATTGCAAAGTGGGCATTAGACCCAAACTACAAACCATTGTTGGTTGGTAGATATAGCAAAGATGACCAAGAATTATTTGATGTATTAAGACAAACACAAGGTGAAGACAATGACTAATCTTAAATGTCCGTTTTGCGGGTGCGAATTAGAAGATGCACAAATACACTCTTCGGGGTTGTATTTTGAGTGCCCAAATTGCTATGCCAAACAAAAAGAAAAAGACGATAACTACACAGCGACACCAAAGGTTTGGCAAGAACTTATACGAACACGCAAGGCATTGGATGTTGCGACAGGGTTTATTAAAGGAATATCACAAACAGTAATAAATGATTGTGATAATCAGTATGTTGTGTTGGGCAATTTTAAGAAATTCGCAGAAGACACTTTAAACCAAATCAAAACAGCACTAGAACAAAAGGATGTAAAATGAACGACAAAC